ACCCTTTTCTGCTGTCACATAATTAAGAATGGCTGGAGTTAAAGTCGCAATAGAAGCAGCAGTTAAATCAAAGGTTGCTAATTGAGATTGAGCAACTGTTATGTTATCGGCAGATACAACACCGACCTTTTCTAAGGCTCGTGCTTGTTCTCCCAAGGCAGTAATCTGTGCCTGAGTTGCACCATTGGTGTTCATTAACAAATTAGCAAGTCGTGCTTGTGCTGCTTCCGCTTTGGTTGACTCCGCTACAGAACTCTTAAAGAAATTGACAAGTTGAGAGGTACCAAAAGTAACTCCCGCTATCACTCCCAGTTTTTTTATTGTGTTTGTGAAATTATTAACGCCTGAACTTGCAGTTTTAACAGAACTATCCACGCCCTTGATTGCATTTTGCGCATCAGCAAGACCTTTTTTTAAGCCACTTATGTCGGCTTGGAGTTGGATCAGGATTGGCGGGATCGTTGATGTCATTCATTAACTCCTTAAATACATCGCAAATGCGCCAGTAAATGTCCTGTTAAGAGCGCCTGATTTTTGTAGGCTTTCTGCGGCAGGAACAAGATATGGATATTTTACTCCTGATTTCCAAGAAGGAAGGCCCATTTCAACTGCTCTCGAATAAACCATTGTGGCCCCAACTTCGCCAATATATGAACTGCCAAAGCCAACTTTAGTTTGAGAGTAAATAGAACGGCGCAAATTACCTGTTACAACATTGGGACCAGGCCCAGTTCCAGGAATGTGTCCTGCGCCTCGAGGATGAGTTCCTGTATTTGCATTCTTTTTAGCCTGGCGCTCAACTGTTGCAGCGGCCATACCGATGGCATAGCGAGCAGCATCATTCATTTTCTTTTCAGTTAAATTCAGACCAGCCAGCACTTGAGCAAGGTTTTTTATTTCCATTATTTTCTCCCCTCGCTCTGTACTTTGTTTACAGTTGCCGCTATTGCCAACAACCAATCAGCAGTCCCTGCGGGTAGATCATCCACCTGTGCGGGTGTCCAACCAAAGCGATCTGCAAACTGAAAATAAGACCATTCCTCGTCGGGATAGTTTAAATCAGATCGGCGCTCGCCACCCTCAAGCAGCCACTTTAGGCGTTCGAGTTGTCGGTAGGCGCTTTTGGGTCTTTTTCATTCTCAACAGTTTCTGTGAGTGCTGGAAAGAGAAACTTCTGTGCGTCTTTGGTTGCATCAATCAGCGCATCGTAATCTTTCATTTCCAACTCATCTAAAGCATCTATTTTTAGCCCTGGAATTAGTAAATCAAAAGACCAATCCTCTACTAACATAGCAATTAAAGCATCGCCTAATGCTAAAGCCCTCGTTAAATCTCCGCCTTCAACATCAGCGATTTTTAATACACGCTTACGGTCTTTGACTCGTAGTTGTTTTGGGTCCTTCAAAGTTACAGTTGCGCCTGAAGGTAGTGTTATTTTCTGTGTCATTTTTGCCTCCTGTTTGTTTGCCTTCCTTACATCATACTTTAAAAGGAGTAGGTGGGTGGAATGGAGGGAAGGCGTTCTCCATCAACCTAACCCCACCTACTCTGAGGGTTTGTTATGCGTAAGTTCCTGAAGCCTTAGCGTTCTGTAGAACCCACTTGATTGGTGCAAATCCACCTGTTGAGCCAGCATCAGTTGTGGTGCTTTGGCCGTTTAGATCGATTGACACTTGAACATAATCATCGCCACGCTCAATCACGGCTGCTGTGTAAGCGCCCTTTGATATTGTTGCTTGGATCTGAACTGCTGAAGCACCTGCACCGTAAGCCCAGTTTAAAACTATGGCTGGTTGAGTGTTGTTTAGGAAGCGAGTTAATTCTGTGTCATCTTCCATGATGAAAGTGATTTTGCCAGTTACTTCTAAAGGTCCCAAGAAAACTTGGTAAGGATTCTGAGTGTTAGAGATGCCATAAACTGGAGTGACAGAACGAGTCATGTCAATGTTGCCAGTCATTGCATTAGAAACTGTTGCTCCACCAATGGATACTGCTCCACGCCATACAACAGTTGGTAACAAAGTTGAAAAGGTTGGTGTTGGATCAGAAACTGCGCTAGAAGCCCAGCCAGTTGTTTTTGTGTCATATTCGAGCATGCCATCTGCATTAAACTTCAAAGAGAAGTCAGAGAATTGGCATCCTGGGTATGAACGGACATCGGCGGCGTAGAAGTCAGTAAGTGTGTAAGAGATTGGCTGATCATCTGCGCCTGAAGTTAAACTATTCTTTAAAGAAATAGTGTGTGTGTATGGTGCTGAAGCACCTGTTGTTGCCACAGAGCCTAAAAGCCCTGCAAGTCCATAACCAACGGTGTCGGCAAATACTGCTCCACCAAAATCAAAGGTTGAGCGAGTGCGGCCTTGTAGATAAGCATAGTTAACAACATTTGAACCACGAAGTCCTGTGTCATAGAGTGGATCTACTACATCGACTGGTTTGATGCTGTCTTTTGATACTGGTATGAAGTCTGTAGGTGCAACGATAGTACCTTTGGTAACTTCTTTAGCGATACCAAGGTACGACCTAACGGATTGCTGTACGGACATTATTCACTCTCCTTAGAGTTCAGGTCTGACGCTGCAGACAATTTGGCTGGTGGTGTTGGTATTGCTGCAGATTTTACTGCTCCTGATGCTGTGCAATCAGAATGTTTAAAATCATCGGGTGCGTCAAATTCCTCACCTGGTTTTACCGTGATGCCCAGCGATGGGAACACACGCTCATCTGTTCCATTGTATTTTAGTTTCATGTTGCTCCTTATGCTTGGATCATTTCGGTAACAAGGAATTCTATCTCAGCAAACACTTCCGATGCGCCTTCGTTAGTCGTTGAGACTTCTCCGTAGCGAGCGCTGATAACAGGTTCTGCTCCTTGCCATACTAGGTTACCCGTTGGATCACCAAAATTGTGGTCCGAACGCAACCGTTCTTTGATGTTGTCAATAAGAACATCAAAATCATTCATTACATCCTCTGCATTTCGATGCATGGAGTGGGTATAAACCTGCAAAATTAAGGTGTAGTCGATTCGTTTCCAACCGTTGTGCGCTCCGCCTATTGCCAAGCGGGACTCGGTCTCTGATGCAATAAAAACAATAACCGCCGAGCGTGTTAATTGCCCAGGCTGAGAGTTAACTTGGTAGTTAATTCGCTTTGGAAAGGATGTAAAGACCTGATTTAAATTAGCAATTTGTGGATTGGAGATAAAGGCAGCCAGGGTGTTCCTGACCCCAACACGGCCCGCCATTAACGAATCCTGCGGTACTTATCAACCATGTCTAGCGCCAGTTTGATGTCGCTTCCATATCGGTTTGCCCCAGGAAGGCTTGCCTGTGGTTGGGTTGTGATGTTCATAGTCATGGAATTATCACCACGGACTTTAATAAAAGAAGTTGTAATTAAAATACAGGCTTGTTTAAGCGCATTAGGCATATTACTGATGGTTGAACCGACGGTGTGGGTGTAAGTCAAAGGCGCATCAAGAGTTACGGCTAGATTGCCATACACATAAGTGTCGCTTACATAAACTGTTTCTGAATTAGCGCCATCAATGATCCGCAGCATTTGACCTGCAACAATGCCAGTTGATCTTTCAACGGTTACGGTTGTGGTGCCTGCAGTTGCGCTGACGATTGGGTTGTTCACAAAGCCTGAAACATAAGTGTATTTTGTAAAGATTTGTTGATAAGGAATGCCCCCACCAAAAGCCAAAGGACCCTGGCTAGACCAGTTTAAAGACATCTGAGAGATCGGAATAATGAGTTGTTGGTTCTCGAACCAGGCCGCTGAAGGCTCAGTCAACTCCACTAATTGCGCAGGTGTTGTGCCGTAATAAAAAGACTCTAAAGAAATAATAGGATTTTGGTTTGGGTGCAAAGCAATATAACCCTGTGGTGTAAAACGAGTCCGTTGAGTTTCTGTTTGTCGGTTTGCCACTAAGTTTTGGTTTAAATACTCATCCATGTACGAGGATGCTCTTAGGATTACACGCTCTAACTCTGCATCTTGGGCAGCCAGGTTTCCACCAACTACTAAGTTGTCGTAATCAATTGATGTTGGAGCATTTTTATACTCTGCAACGCTGATGTATGGCCGTTCAGAGAAGGTGTCGTT